AATATATCGTAGATAAGATTGCATCAACTACAAAAAATTCGCTTGTATTATTCTCGGATATTAAAAATGATTATGGAAGAACTATATTCAATTGGTTAAAAGAGAATACAGAAAAAAATATGTATTATATTGATGGTGGTACAAAAAATGAAAATAGAGACTACTATAAGAAACAAATGGAAACTCAAGAAGATACTATTATTATAGCATCTATTGGGACATTTAGTGAGGGTATTGATATTTTAAATTTACATAATATTTTTGTTGTTGAATCTTATAAAAGTATGTTTATTGCCCGTCAAGTTTTAGGTAGAGGCATGCGACTGCAAATAACAAAGGACAAAGTAACAGTTATAGATTTCATAGATAATTATGAATATGGATCAGGATTTCAGAAAACTAATTATCTAATGCGTCATGGAAATGAAAGGGAAAAAATATACAAAGAAAATAGATTTCCTTATAAGCGATTTAAAGTTAAGCTTTCCTAGATTTACACTTATTTCCGTGATACTGTTTAAAATTTCCGGGATCAAATAATCTTTTACAATAAGAACACATAATTTTTTCTGGGTTTTTTCTATTTTTGGCTGCTATTCTCATGTTTATTAAAGTTTCATCCGATATAACTCTGCCTTTTAAAGAATTAGATGCCTTTACTGCTCTTTCTTTTAATTTTTTGTCAGCTATTTCTTTACCATATTTTTCTAACCAAATAGAATAATTAGATTTCCTAAACATTCCATTTTTTTCACCTGATGTTTTACCCTTCCTTTGTTTGCTCCATTTATCTTTTGTTTCTTTAGAATGTTTCATACCAAAGTTTGGACAGTCTTCTCCCGTTTTCCCATACATATAACTCCCAGAACCCTTTCTATTTTTACTCCATTTATCTTTTGTTTCTTTAGAATGTTTTTTTCCATACATCCCGTTTTTTTTTCCTGCAGTAGATTTACTTATTTTTTGTTTTGAACTATCACTATGAAATCCCCCATTCCAAGTTCCTCCTGTGGGGGAGATATTATACCCATTAGGAGACAATGTATTATATTTATTTATGTATTTTTCTTGTTTATTAAATGCTTCTTTTTTAGATTCACAAATTTCTAAAATTTCTTTCTTAAAATTTGATAAATCGTATTTACTAATAGCCCTTTTTATTAATGTGCCGCTCCCTAAATACTTATCATTTAAATCATTAGTTGAATGATCTCCTACATACTGTTTACCATTTATTGTATTAGTCGTGATATACACATAATAATTATGTTTAGACATATGTTTTATTTTATATATCTAAAAAATAGAATTTATTATTTGACAAGTTGTGGGACTATCTTTGCCGACAACCACTACTGCAACGAGCACAGGCTGGGAGCATCCATTTTTTTCTAGTTATCATGTCTTATTCCTTTATCTCCAATTAACATACTTAAAAAATAGGAAGTTCCGGAGCTTAAACCACCTAAAAGAAATGCATTTACTATATTATAATTAAACGTAAATAATTCTGTAAATCCATTTACACTAAATAAAAATACTCCTACCCAAAATCCTATACATAATGGACAATGGAAAAACTTATGCTTAGGACGTATCTTATTAAAAATACTTCCATTTGCAAGAATAAAAGTTAATCCATACGCACATAGTATAAAGTAGAATAATTCCATTCGATTTATTTTATATATTTGTGTTTGAATATATAAAATAAAATAAACCATTATGGGAAAAGTTAGTGATTATATAATAGAATTAGGAGAAACTTTCGAAGATTTATTATGGCACACCGGTGATTATGAATCAGCTAAACGTAATATGCAAGAACAATTATCAGAAGATGAATGGGAATTTTTTATAGCCCATGAAGATGTTATTCTTCAAAATTTAGAGTATGATCCCGAAAACCATACAGCCGGCATGCATGAAGATATCGAAACTACCGGTTCAGATCAAGAATCTTGGTTAGATGATTTTGAAAATATATTAAGACAAAAATTTAATATGTCAATAGAAGAAATTGATAAATTAACTACACAATTTCAAAAATCAATTGATCAATATTTCGAAGCTAACGAATACCCAAATGTTGCAGCCGAAGCAATAGTTAAAGCTTCTGGTATTAATGAAGCAGCTGGTTTAAAAGGAGATCTTTTAAGACCTTATGGTGGAAGAAAATCCAGAGCTAATATGGGTTATGGAAAAGGTAATAGAGCCAATTTTGAGATTGATCCAGAAGATGAATTAGGCGCTAGTGATATGGAACCTAGTCCAGAAGATTTAAATGGGGATGTAACAGTTGGTCAAGGTGAAAGACACCCGCATAAACGTATTGACTGGCCAAAAGAAATGACTGACGATACACACAGTGGAAATTTAGATGACGAGAATGATGATTTGTATATGGAAGAAATTCCTGGAGAATCTGAAGATGATTGGATTTATGGTGAAGAAAATCATGATGAAAGAATGGCATCTAGAAAAGAAATGTTAGCTAAACCTGCTCCTGTTGGAACCGGTGGAGTTGATAATGTTTTCGATGATGATGGTAAACGTAAAGTATTTAATAAAAACTATACTACTTCAGAATCTTTAGAAATGCCCTCTATTGGAGAATTCAAAGAGAATGCAGTTGTTGAAAGATATGAAGAAGGGCATCCTCAATCACGATATGATTCTGACGGAGATAGAAAAGATCCCCAAGCTCCTTCCGGGCATACTATATCCGGGAAATCTGTTACCTGGGAAGAACTTTGGCAATGGTATGAAACTGAAGGAGAATACGAAAGAGATTAATCTTACAAATATAAAACAAAAAGGGAAGCAACCTACGAGATGCTTCCCTTTTCTTTTGAATAATATATTGCACGAACTATATTATCTCCTTGAACTTTTACTTGAAGAACCACCTGAACTTCTACCTGATGAAGAACTTCCAGAACTTCTTGAACTTGAACTCCTACCTGAAGAACTTCCAGAATAACTTGATCCTGAACTTCTACCCGATGAAGAACTCCTTGAATAACTTGAAGAACTCCTTGTAGGAGCTGATCTTTGATAACTTGATGAACTCCTAGATGGTGTTGAATAACTTCTTGTCGAAGAACTTGCAGGTCTTTTATATGTTGAAGAACTTCTAGCAGGTGTAGTTCTTTTATTATATTGTGCTCTGGTTTGAGTAGCACTCCTATTAGGTTTATTATAAGTAGGACGATACGTTCTAGCTTGTGTTTTCCTTTGTGGAGTTGATTTTGTAGCAATTCTAGATTGAGTAGGCCTAGTTGTTCTTACAACTTGATTAGATTTCCTATTAGCAGTTACAGTTCTATTAGTTCTTACTGGTGAAATTGACTTAATTGCTGCTTTTCTAGAAGTTGGAGCTGGGACATATCCACTCCTATATGTTTTGTTTGGTTGGCTATAATAATTATTTCTCCTACCAAGAGTACCACTAGATGCGTAGTGATTGCCTCTGTTATAATTTCTATTATAATATGATCCATAATGCATATAATGATTATGTCCCCAACCATAATTTCCATAAGGGTAATATGATCCATAATAAGCTTGATAATTATAATATCCACTATACCAACCTCCATAAGTAGGATATCCGTAGCCATATCCATATCTGTGGCCATATCCATATCCATATCCATAATATCTTGAATTATAATAAGAGTAAGGGTTATGGTAATAAGAATACTGGAAATATAATCTACGATTTATTTCATTTTCCCATTCCCAATTGTTGTTTTCTTCTGGCTCTACTTCAATCCAAACTGTATCTGTTTCATAAACTACAACAGTATCGCGAGGAGTATTCTCTACCATTTCATTTTCTTGTTCAATTCGGTATTTTTCATAATCAGAAAGTTCTCTTTCTTGTTGAGCGAATAAACCAAAACTCAAAAGAATCATTACTAATAAACTAATTAACTTTTTCATAACGTGCGTTTTATTTTATGTGATATATATACTATACTAACAAAATCGTACCAGAAATCACCAGATTTGTTAAGAAAAAATTAAGTTTTCAAAAAATACAAATAAGTGCTTAAATATTTTCAAAATTCAATTATTTTGGTTATATTATTAAGTTAACATTTATCAAAACTCACACAATTGACATTGTTCATTGAGATATATAAAATATATGATTTTAAATTATAATTACTATTACATATATAAGATAGCTAATTTATACAATAAAAAATGTTATGTGGGGTTTCATGCTACTAATATAGAATATGATCAATATTTTGGAAGTGGTGTTCTTTTACATAAATCTATTGATAAATATGGAATAAACAATTTTGTTAAGGGTATAATTGAATATGTTAATCCGGATAATTGGCAAAAACAAGAGCAATACTGGATAAAGAAATTAAATGCACATACTACTTTAGGCGGATATAATCAAACATGGGGTGGTAAAGGAAGATTAGGATCTCCACAAACTATTGCAGCCCGGGAAAAAACCAAAAAGACGATGAAAGGAAAATTTAAAAACCTTTCATGGGAAGAACGATATGGAATAGATATATCAAATAAAATGAAAATTAGTATAAAAAATAAAATAGGACATAAGAATAATAGATATGGAACTATTCATAGTGATGATACAAAGAAAAAAATGAGTAATTCTCATTTGGGGAAAAAAAATTCTAAAGAACATAATATACATATAAGTAATGCAGTAAAAGGAAAGACTTGGGAAGAACGATATGGTATAGAAACAGCTACCAGAATGAAAGAGTCTAGAAGAAAAAAAAAGAATGAATATATAAAATAAATTTATAAAATATGCGCAAGTTTGGAGAAGTCTATAAAGAAAAACTTAACGAGAGCGAAACGCTTCACGAATCCCACATCGTTAACGATTTCAGACAGATATACAATGCATTATTAGAACATTATAATCTAACAGCAATCCATGACTTAAATGAGAAATCCCAGGTTTCATTTCTAAGTGAGTTAAATCAGTATTGGACTGAAGAATCTGGATTAAACGAATTAGGTCAAAATTTCTTACTAAAGCGTTCACCTAGATTAACTGAGAATTCTACACCACTTCAAAAGAAAAACTACCTTAAGAACAAAGCAAGTGTATTGTTAAGTGAAACAATGCGTCAAAACGATCTTAAATTTAAAGTTTATTCTGTAATTGATGAAATGTACGGAATGGTTAAAGGGGAAGAGATTACTGATGTATTATCTCCAAACATGATATCCGATATTATTACTGAAGCTTTTGCAGAATCTCTAGACGAATTCATTACTAACATTAGGACTGAAATTTCTGAATCCTCAAAAAAGGAAGAACCTAAAAAGATAAACGAAGAAGTCAGAGCTAAAAAAGTTTATATCAAGAAAAAGAAATAAGAATAAAACATACTAATATTGAAAGGGAGTTGTAATGACTCCCTTTTTTATTTGGATAAATATAAAAAATCATATAAATACAATAATTATGGGATTAAATTCGATTAAGACCTCAATACAAAAAAGAGGTCAATCATACGTTGATAAACTTTTAAATGATGAAGTAGTTATAACAGAAAAACTCGACACATTTAGAATCCTCTTTGAAAAAATTGATGGTGAAGTAAAATTCTTCAAAAAGAATAATTCTGAAATCACATTAATAGAAAGAACATTAAATGATGTTTGGGAACAAGCATTATTAGAATTGCCAACACTGATTGGTGAAACCGACTTACCTGAAGGAATTAGATATGGAGTAGCCTATACTCCAGTGGAAAGACCACTTAGAATTCCATACTCGAATCTACCTAGATATATTTTAACTGACATGACCAAAAGGGTTAATGGAAAGGTTATAGAATCTTATGACTACAACGAAGTTAAACAATGGGCAGGTATTTTATGTATGGGGAGACCACCCGTATTATTTGAAGGGAAATTAAATGAAGAACAAAAACGTCTCTTTATCGCATATGATACAAAAAATTATAATGGAGAGTTTGATACATTCTCTGAAATGATTACAAAGACTCTTCAAACATCTTATTCTAAAGAAGCCGTTATTGAAGGAGTTGTAATTAAATCAGGTAAACACCTTATTCAAGTTATTTCTTATGAATTTGATATTCTTGATGAAGCCTATAAAAGACAAAGTGAATCTAGAGATTTTTATGATATTGTTTTATTGAGTTTAAATGAATTTATGGATTCTTATAAATTTCCTAAATTATTATCAGAAACTACTGAAGAACTATATATTGAAATTATTAATGATGTGTTTGTTAAATATTGTGCGACTGAAAAAATAACAGAAGGTTTAGAACCAAGTTATTTAACTTCTCCAAAATATGGCCACATGGGTAAACTAAACCCTAAATTTATAAATAACAAAGAAACTTTAAAATACATTAATGAAGATCCTATTTATGAGGCTCTTTATAGAGTTTTCTTATCATCATTTAGAAAATACAAAAAACCGTATGGACTTTTATCAGAAACAGTTGTAGATAAATTTAATACCTACGTAGGTGTTATTAATGAAATGATAAGTGATGAAGTTGATACAGCTGAATACGTAAATGACTATGTTGCATTAAATGAAAATAGATCCAAAAATATTACAGTAAAAGCATTAAAACGAAGACAACCTAACGATATTGATAATATGAGGGTTATTGCTTCAGTACAAAATGCATTCTTACCTCCAGAAATAAACGTGCCACAAGGTGAAAATAGAGTTGCTGTTTATTTAACTACCTTAGAACCATTTACTCAAGCACAAATGACTAATATTGAACAAATTCATAATCAATGGAACGTTCCTGTTGTATTAGCTGCTGTTGGTAGTGAAAGAGATTTAAAAGGAAAGAATTTTCATATTAGTGATGTGTTAGTTCGAGCTCAGATGAAATCTTTATCAAACTTCAATAAAAGTTTAATTCCATCATATATGATATTGGACAGATGGTCTTTAAAAGAAATTTTTGAATTCTGTAGACCTCATTTTGAACCTCTTATAATTTTTACAGATAAGGGTAAAAACTCTGAATTATCACTTCAACTGTTTTATGAAGAGGAAGTTATGGGTGGAAAGATAAATACTCTAGATGAATTTAATATTGGTGAGATGGAAAATAAAGATGCGTTAGCCGCAGCAAGAGCTGTTGAAGATGGAAACGGATCATACTTTATGGAACTAACACCAAAACCTGTCCATAATTTTTATGATCAAGTAATAAATGAATATAGAACTTGGGAAGGAGCAGAGATCGCTCAATTTGATCCTATCATATTTCCAGAAATTGAAAGACAAAATAATAATCAA